ATTGAAATAAAATTCATGGTCTAATGTAGTAAAATCATTACTTGTTATTTGTACACCTGCTATACAAAAATCATTTAAGAAAGGTGTGCTAGCAGTTGTCTTAATTGCAAAATATAATCTACCTGTAGTTGATGATGCTGCTGCTGTATCAAATTCTTCTTGATGAACACTATAGGCATCTGTGTTATCAGCACTTCCTGCTGCAACAGTAATTAATGTTACAGGCATTCTTCTACCTGCATTATCAGGAAAAATAGATACAGGAATTTGCCAATTATTATTAGCATTGTGTTGATATTGTTCTTTTATATCGTAAACACCTCTTGACTGTGTGTTAGTTTGCGTTCTGTATCTAGCTGTAGGGTGTATTATTCCTCCAATATATCTTGACATTAGCTTATTTCCTCATAATTTATCATAGCTACTAAATCATTATTTGCTGAAGGTGTAAAAAGTAATACATCTCCTTCTTCTAAATATATAGATGAGTTTCTATCAATTAACACTAAAGAAGAATTGGCAGGTACAGATATAGTTCTAAAAATATCTATAGCAGATACACCTGACTTATCAAATCTAACATTTATTGTAGCTGCATTAGTTCCATCAATATTACCAATTACTATACTATTTACTTTAAATACTTTATTAGATGAAGATGGATTTTCGAGAGTATGAAGTCCAGTTGTTGTTAATCCTATAGTTAATGATTTTGCTGTTATTGTCGATATACTTGTTAAATTTGGTGCTGCCATATATTCTCCTTATCCAAATATTAATGTTGCTGCAAAAGGACTTATATGGTTTTCAAATCCACTATTACCATCTTGCGAAAATTTTATTTTATTTGTTGCTTGTATTTCTAAATTTCCAAATGCTCTTATTCTTAAATTTGCTAAATCTGCTCCTGATGCATCTATAGCAGTTATCCTAGAATCACCATGTTCTAGACAACTAAAAGCAAGCCTATCAAGAGATGCATCACCAGCATCAGGCTCTGTTCCACCTTTTTGATACAATTCAAATCTTGATGCAGTACTATTAGAAGAAAAATTTGCAAACATGTCTCCATTTGTTTCTAATTTTATACCTCCGCCTACAACTCCTGAAGTATTTGCAGCATCTAAAACTATATTTTGAGATGAATTTAATGTCGTAGATAAAGACTCTATTTCAAAATTTGTTGTTTCTAAGCTTGTTAATCCAGATATTGTTAATGCTCCTGAGCCAAATGTTACATCACTTAAATCATTTAATGATGTAACTAAGTTTAATTTTTTTATAAGGTCAACTTTATCTTTAACTTCATTAATTTTTTCTTCTAATGATTCAAAAGATTCTCCTACTTTTACACCTTGCCATTGTTGATTGGCTTTTATGTATAGCTTTAATCCTGAGCTAGTTCTTCTAAATGTAATATCTCCTTCATTTCCTTGAGAGTTATTTGGCTCACCCCTACCAATAGTAGGTATTGATGATTTACGTGCTTCATTTACTCTGTCAACATTAGTTCTACGTATTGACATTATTTAACTCTCTTGGGTCTAAATACTATAGTAATATCATTAATTTCAAAGTCTGTTGCTACTGAACCTACTATGTATTTAGTTGTAGTGTCATGAGTATTGCCATAACCCTTATCAGTTAAAGCTGTTTTTAAAGTAACTACTTTAGTTGTTCCATTGTATTGCGTACCATTGCTTGAATTTTCTATAAGTCTTGTGTTGTATCGAGCTTTACCTGCAAATATATTTATATTATAATCATTGTATGCACCATTATTAACATCTGCAGTATCCTGTTGCAATCTAAGAGTAGTTGTGCTTTCACCTCCTGACTGACATGTGCCAGAATGTGCTTGAATTGAATCAAAACTTAATTGTATACTTTTAACATTATTAATTGATGATGTAGGTTTTAATTCTGCAACTTTCCAAACACCATCACTATTTTTAAATCCTGTTGATGTTCCAGGAATTGTAAAACTATCAACATTATAGTTTGTGCTTTTTGAGCTACTAAAATCTGTAAATGAATTACTTCCATCAGTTGCAAATTTCATTTTTACTCCTGAATGTCCTGTAGATTTATACGTTACATAAACTTTATATATTTTTTTATTTACTGCAGGACTTCCAAAATCTATATCTTTACTTTTATATAATATTGCATTTCCAAAAGTATTTCCTTCTCCAGCATTATTACTCCATTGATAAAAATTTAATTTATCTGAATCTGCTGCATCTACATAACCTACAATCATATTTCCTTCAGAATCATTAATAATGTTTGTATAAAAATTTTGCCCACTCTCACTAAATGGAAATAAATCTCCATAATAAGCATGTTGATATGATTGTAATTCTAAATCATATATATACCAAACAGTTAAAGCACCAAGACCTATTTGTGGTGTAAATATTACTCTGTTTGTGTATTTGTCAAAACCAACAATAGCTGTTGTTGCTGATGATACAGTATATGAACTGTCACGTAAATTACGTGTTAAATTTGTTATTTGTTGGCCATTAAAAAACCAAAGACCTGATTCATTAAGCCAAGCAATTCCTAAATTTGTTTTTACTACTTGAGATGGTTTATCAACACCTGCATTCGGATACTCTGACTCTAAAACCTCTGAATCACCTGATGTGTTAATTATGTATACTGTGTCTCTTTTATACTGTAGCAATCTATCACCAAATGATTTGAGTGCTGTAATTCTATCTCCATCACCAACAGCCACATCAATAAAGTTTGTCTCTGGAAACGTATCAAACTTGTTTATAGGACTCCTAAGCATTCTATCAGGGTAAGTCCTACCTCCCTGCCTAATATTGCCTATATACACCCTTCTGCCAACAACCTCAGACACTTTATACTGTGCATCAATAATTGTTTGCTCTGTAAATAAATTTTCTGATAAATATGTATCAATGGGTTTTATTGTTAAGGTTGTTCCATCAGTTACTGTTGCAATTGCATGTGTTGCAGGTTGCTCGAGTATTAGTTCTGAATCTCCTGCTGCAAATATTGTGTAAGTTCCTTTGTTTAAATTAACCTCAGCAAATAATCTAAACTCTTTTGACGCATCATCTTCAGTAACATCTTTCATGTATATTTTAAAACCATTAATCCTTGCATTCCATGATTTTTCATCTGTTCCAAAGTTGTATACAGACTTAATTACACACTTAGGTGCAACTGTAAAGTTTGTCCAGTCAACTGTTGCTGTTGGGCTCAACTCTTCAATTTTAAATACTTGAGTATCATCTGCGTGATTTGCTATTGCAGTATTATTAAATTGTCTTACACAACCTGTCAAATTATTACTTGAAACTGCTCCAACCTTTAATTGTTCTGTTCCAAGCATAATAATATCTCCAGCTGAAAAAGCAGTGCCATCATCTACTGGCACAGTAACTGGGTCTGTAGAATTATCAACTCCAGCAGTCAATAAATTAGAGGCTCCAGAAGACTGAGTTACTGCTGTGATTTTATGTCCTTGAGTCAATAAAGACTCTTGAACCTCTTGCCCTGGACCATCATATGTAAATGACATTGCAAAGTTCCATTTACGTTTTAAGTCTTCATCAATATTATTTTCACCTTTTACAGATACAACCCCAAGCAACTGTTGTATTGCCATTGTTCCTGCAGAAGAACCTGTGCTTTCTGAATTAGCGTCTGTAAAAAAGAAATTATTTGTATCTATAGCTGATGCTAATTTTATTCCATTGTACGAAGTAACTCCTGTTTGGCCAGATATATGTACAAAATATGTGCCAGATGAAGGTAGCTCACCGCCTGAGCCTTGTGTAATTTTTACTGTATTAGGAACTGTATGTGCAGCTATGGCTGTTGCATCCTGCTGCTCTCCTGAATCATTAAAATCTACTGCTGCTTGTGAGCTTCCCTCAATAACAATATCAAAAGTTGCAGAACCTACAGATTTAATTTCATGTTCTCCTGCAAGTGTTGATATATCACTTCTTGTTCCAGAAATAATAATTGTTTCACCATCAGATAGTCCATGATTTTCTTTTGTTGTTATGGTTATCGTATCATTACTTACAGCACTTACATGTATAATGCCAATACTTGGAGGAGACTCTCCAAACTCAAGCACAACCTTTTCAGATTCTGCTGGATAATTTATTGCAGCCCCCTCAATTATGTCATATACTCTTAATGATTGTATGCCTGCACTGCTAGCAAGCGTTCCTGTTGCTCCATCTGACTTACGTGTATTGTTTGGAGGCTGTGGAGTCTGTACGTCCTCAGTCCATGCATTTACAGAGTTTGATGTTTCACATTCAAATAATCTATCTGCTTTTATGTGTCCAAAGTATTTAGGAACATTAACAAAGAATATATTTGTATTATTTTCATGAGTTGTTATTCTTGTATTAGCAAAACCTCTAATTACTTTTACTGATGTTCCTCCCGAAACTCCTGTAGCAACATACATAATCTCTTGGTCTATTTGTATAATTGAACCCTCAGCTAAAGTAACATTCCCACCTGCTCCATTATCAATACTAATTGATATATCATTTTTAGTTATTGCTGCAGCTGTATCTATAGCAGTATCAGTAACTTCAAAGTTTGAATCACATACTCTTAATGCTCCATCAACATTATAATATTCAGGCTTTACTGTTGTATTTCTTGAACCTAATGTAAACTGATTGTCTCTAAAATCTGCACCACCATTTTTATTAGGGTCATAAATATCAATCCCGTTTGCATCATTAACAACAATATAATCTGTATCAACTTCAACTGGAGGTGTATCCATATTATAATCATGTGAAAATGAAAATAATCCAAATCCTTTAGAAAAACCACCTGTTGAGGGGTCACTATCTATAGCTGTTATTGCATGATTATTAATGCCTGTTTTATTATATAAATTTTTAGCATCGCCTTCCTTAACAAGTCTTCCAGGATTTCTTACAGACAGTGCTGAAAATGCATTTTGATTATCACCAATATCTCTTGGGTCAAACTTGTCGTTTGTGCCTCCTTCAAATCTTAATATTTTGTATTCTTGTTTTGCCATTTACATTAATTTATTTTTACAAATGTCCCATACTTTGTCATCTAGTTTATTTTTTGATGAAGCTACTAAATAGTCTCCAACTTTAACAAAAACTTCTTTAAGCACTTTTTCACTAAACAAGTTTTTTACTATGATTGCTACTACATTCTTCATTCTTTCTCCTTGATTGGTTTCTTACATTTCTCACATTCTACAAAATCTCTTTTTGGGTGTGAGTCTTTTATTAAAAATTCTATTAATCTTCCATGCTGCAGTAAAGTGTTTTCCATGCTATCAACTTTTACATCAAGCTCATTAGGTTTTTCAACGTAATCTAAGATTTTTCTTATCTTAAATTTTTTTGCAACAAGCTGAATTACTTTATCTATTACTATCTTCTGCAGCATCTTTACTTATAATATGTTCATGATTAATTGCACAATAACTTGGACATGGATTTTTACTTTCATAGTTTTCAAGAAATATACCCAGCCCTACAGCCATCATAATCATAATCACGTCCCCATACTATCTTTCCTCCCACTTACTTAAATCAAGCATCTGTAATGGCCTTTCAATTACGTGGTCTTTCAACTTATCATTTTGTATCTGTATCTTCGTACCACCTTTGACATAAGGCTTTCCTTCTGCCATTCCTATATCATACGCAAAAAATGTTGTCTTCCATATTCCTACTCGTATACATCGTGCTGGTCTCCCATCAAGAACAACAACATCATCCGTATTTAAATCTTTCCCCATGAAGACCTTTAAGCCTTCAACCACAGTTTCTATTGTGGATTTAAATAATAAAAGAGCAACTCCAGATACAAATAACCATACCCAGTTCCCTAAGATACCTTCCGCTTGTTTTTGTAATTGCTCTTCCATAATTATCCATTTATTAATTCACCCCACAATGATGTTCTACCTTCAATTATTTGTATAACATGTACTGTAAAATGACCTTTTGTGTAAAAATCAACGATAGCAAATGCATGTGACCAATTAGTACGTCTACCACCAAGCCAATTATTTTTATCATCGCTCATGTCTTTCAAACAACCAATGCTCCATGCTGACTTGGGTCCATCTATGTGAGTCATTGATGACTGTTGGATATCGTGATGATGACCATACATTACATTGGCTCCCAGTCGTATTAGATGATTTCTTGTATGCTGAACTCCCGCAAAGTGATGGCCATGATAAAAGTGTAGCTTTCCAATCTTTAAATATTTTCCAGCCTTGTAATAATCGTATCCTCGTTCTTTTAATTTTACGCATTCTTTAAACCTATATTGTGTTAAGTATGGGTTTTCATTAACAAACTTGTTCATCCAGTCGTCATGATTACCCTCAATCATATATTTCTTTTTGCAGTTGGCTTTATCTAAAGACTCATCAATTAAGTCCATTCCTGCATTTACATCTTTTACATCTTTATCTATAAAAGGCAACTGATATTCTAATGGTGGTCTTTTTTTCTTTGCCCATTGCCAATGTGAACACCCATTCCATTCACCAACATCGCCTATGTCTATATATATATCAGGCTTTACTATTTCTATTGCTTTCCTAACTACGTTTATTGCTTTCTTATCAGCTAGTGGAAAGTGTTTATCTGGTGTAACGAATACTCGTTTTACAACACCTTTATCTTTTTTCATATAAACCTATTTTTTAAGTTCGTTTTTTATCTTAATGCATATATATACAAATGATGCAAGCCCAACTAATACTCTAACAGCAACTGGCAACCAATCAATCCAAGTAATACTTATGCCCGTAACTGCAACTAAATTTGTTTTCATTGTTTCTACCATTTAACTCTATTTGCCCAATATGCTGCAGACATTTTGCCTTTAGCGATGTTTTTTGCATGTCTTGCTTTAAATGACTTGCGTCTATTTTTTTGTTTCTGTGATTCGCCTTTTTTAGGCTTACCTGCTGTCTTTACTCCTTGCTGACCAAATCGTATTGTTTTAACTTTATCACCTTCTTTTGCTACAACAATATGTGATTTTTTTGGGTGTCCAGGAGTACGTTTAGGTTTATTATAACCTGATACTCCAGCACGTCTTAATCTTGCATCTTTTTTTTCCATTAACGATTTCTCATTTTTGCTAATACAGCTTTACCATATTTTGCAGATGTTTTACCAGATTTTGTAGCCTTACGCTTCTTTCTGTTCTCTGCAGCTTTTTGTGATGGCGTCAAGCTTTTGCGTACAGACTTTGGTAAATATCTACCACGCTCTGACTTAGGTTTTCGTCTATCACTAGCACTTACATAATCCCAGTCTTCACCAGTCCATTTATTTAAAGATTTTTGTGATTTTTTAAGAGCCATTATTGTATACGTGAACTACGCTCTCTTGCATCATTTTGACGCAATGCTTTAAAATCAGCTCCTGTAATTTTGTTGAAAGGTGCTGCAGCTTTTGCAATCTTCTTTTGTTTGTTTGACATTTTCATGATGTGTACCCTCCTCCTTTTGCTTTATATCTTTTTGCAAGCATCTGTGCTTTACGAGCACTCCAAACACCTGCAGGGCCACCTTTTGAGCCAGCCTTGATTGATTGAAATAAACGCTTTCTCATTCCAGGCTTTGTATAATTACCAGCCTCATTTACTTTAGACTTAACCTTGCCACCTTTTTTATAGCTAGCAGCTCTTCTGTCTTTAGCGTTTTTACTTATCATTGTTTTTCTCCAAATCTTCTAGTAATTCTATCTTGCCAAGTATCTTTAACATTTCTTTGCTGATACCACCAAGCTTTAACTCTAATTCTTTTTTTTGTACATTCAATGCATTGTATGCTTGAACTTCTTCTTTTAATCTATCTTTCATCATATTCGTGGCACAGCTAAGGCTCTAACGCCAGATTTACGTAAAGGGTACTTATGTACACCAGATTCAAACATTCTTCTGTAATATGATGCTCTTTCAATATCCCCTGCATCCTCAAACAATCTTGCCTTTACATAGCATAGAACCATATTATGCAAACCACTATCTAATCCTGATGTTGTTTTTAAGTCTTGATTTTGTGCTGTTATTGCTGTATACTTTGCACGATAAGTATATCTTAATCCATTGTCAACAAATAAAGATGTAAAAGTTCCTGTTTCGTTTGTATTTGAGCTAGAAGAAGAACGAGTCATAGTAAAAGTGTTTGGGTCTGTAACTGTAACGCTTTGACTAGAAAGATTGTCATCATTAAAACTAGTTGTTCCAGATATAGAAACTCTATCATTTGTAGCCAATCCATGAGCTGTGCTTGTAAATGTAATTGTTGTTCCACTGCAGTCTGCATCTGTTATTTCACCGCTTAAATCACCAGTTCCTTGAAATGTATCATACAACTCTCTTGATGTGATTGTATCTGATGTAGTTGTTTTTGATAAAATAGCAAGCCTTGAATCGTCATTGTACCATGCATAATAATCATTTGGGAAGTTTCTATTAGCCATATATTCTCCTATACAAGTGAGTCATCTGCCTCATCAGTATCACCTCTTAATAATTTGTGTGGGTCTGCAAGTTTTGGTATCATTACGTATCTACCATCTGTATCTTTAACTTCAACACGTGTAATATCAATTACATCATCATCTAATGTATACCATCTTTGCTTTACTTTTAAATCAACTATTTTTTCTTTTGTGTTGTGTTGTTTTTCTGCAGCAATTTCATTTAATGCATCATTAATTAATTGAAACATATATTGCTCTGGTTGGCTTCCAAACATTTTTTCTGCTTGTTCAATAATATTTTTAACTGTCACTATTTAGCTCCTTGTTGTTTTACGATGCCAAGCATTTGCAATCCTTGATTATAGTCTTGTTTTAAGTTTTGTATTAATGGTAAATATAATTCAGGGTCTTCTTCTTCTATAGATAAATGTTCTAAATTTTTTATTGCTGCATACAAAACAACTAAATATTCAGCTTCATTAGGAAAATTAGCTATAGCACTTACATCGCTTGCATTTATTGATGGGTCTGGAATTAAATAATATATACCCGATGAAGATTCTGGCAAAATATTTAACTTGCTACCTTCTACATAATATACTGGGTCAGTAGCACTTGCTTTATGTATACTATCTCCATCAGATGCTTTAAATTTATCTTTTGGGTCTATTTCTCTGCATTGTACACTTCCAGCATAAACGCTTCCAATATGCTTTGATGCTATTGTTTCTGCTTCAGAACCAGCTACTGCTGAGGTAAAAGTATTTTTAGTGTAACACATATTTTTTAATTCTTGTGGAAACATATTAGTTAGCTCTCTAACAGCATCTTCACAAAATTGGTCTAACTGTGTTTCGTCTACATTTGTACCTGTTAAAGCCTGTATCTGTGCACTTAATGTAGCCACTAGCCATTTCTCCTGTCAGCTATATCTTGAGACATTGTTTTTGATGAAAATTCTATCTTGGTTTGATTACTCCAAGTAGTTCTCATGTTGACATGGTCTTTTGTATTATTTAATCTAACAGGAGCTTGCTTTACTTCGACAACTTTTCCTTTACTATTATCGTATACGAATATTGCCATTACTTCTTTTTCTTTTTCTTCATACCAACTGGTCCGCCATACATCATTTTAGACATAGCCATATTTTTTGGATTCATCATATTTCCTACCATTCCTCCACCCATATATTGCTTAACCATACCACCTACTTCATAGCTGTCCATTTGAACTTTGCCACCAGTAGCCATTGAATATGCTTTAGCTTGAGCCATACCTTCTGATGTATAAGGAAACTTCATTCCCCCTGCGTTTCTATTTTTCTTTACTCTTGGCATTTTTTCCTCCTCTTTGACGTGCATCTTGCACTGGTAATTTACCAAATTTGTTAATATATTCCAAAACAGCCTCCGTCTGTGGATTGACTGAACTTTTTCTTATTACATATTCCCCGCCTTCAGCTTCAATTAAGATGCCACCATTAGCATGAGATGGCCCTTTAAGTTTTTTTCCTGCAGGAAATTTGTTAATTTTTTTATTAGGCATTATGCAGTTTGAGCTACAACTAATGTTAAAACTCTGTCACCATTAAGAGCACAGGTAGTTACCTGCAAGTGCTTGTCTCCCCCTAACGTAATTCCATCTATGTAGGCTTTTACATCTGCAGCTTGACCTGCAGTACCTGGATTAGCATCATGAATAAAAGTTTTAGTAGATACTGTCATATTTTCTCCAATTTAAATGTTATAAAATTTTTAGTAGATTTGGAGTGAGCCCTTTATACGACCCACTCCATAGTTCTACAAGACTATTAAACCTTATTGTTTTGGTTTAGTTTAATGAACATTCAAAGCCAATAATGTCAAATTGAAGAACAGTATCGCTACCAGGGTCTCCACTTATAACACATTCGACTTCATCAGGACTTCCTATGACAGCTCCAGCAGTAGGATTTCCTACAGCTAAAACACCATTACAAGGAATTACGCCTTTATATCCAGCACTATTTACTGCAATAGACGCACCATCAACATATCCATCAGTATCAGCGTCTGAGCCAACATCTTGAAAGTTAACAGCATTTGTTGATGCAGTTACAACTGTTAAAGCAACAGCTATAGGAACAAAATTATCAGGCATTGCTATTGCAGACTCTTTGCCTGTAGTTGCTCCATCAGCTACTGTAATAGTAGCTCTATAGCTTGTATGTTTAAATGCTGCATCATCATTTGAAAGTGCATAACTTTTACTATTTTCATTTAATATATCACTTCTCATATTATACGCCCTCCAAGTGTAGTAGTGCGTGAGTTTCAGGAAGAGATACTTCCAGACCAGCCTCAGTTAAGATTAGGTCTTTTCTTAAATCTTCATCCGCTTGCTGCACATTTGTTGTAATTGATGTGTCTCGGTTGTAACCATTTCCAACTAGTGGTCTGTAAGCTACATGGTCTAAGTCAATTAAAGCCATGTATCCAGAATAGTTTGCTCTGAATAATGGTTCTTTAACCAATGTCATGTCACCATGAATTGTGTCAATTTTTAAGACTTTATGACCAAATGCACCTTCAGCTTTGTCAAAGTTATACCTAGACTGTCCAGATACACTGCCATTAATAAAGCTATCACTTCCTAGTTTATTGAAATGTGACATTACAGGTAATGAAGCTAAAGCTAGTTTAGAACTTGCTCCACCTCTTGCAGGGTCAAAAATCACTTCAAAATCACCAAGCAAAGCATCATATGTCATTTGAGCTGCTGTGAATGATTTAATGAATGATTTTTTTTCTGTGTAAGATAAAGCTGCGTTACCTTCTGTAACTGGATTGCCAGCACCTACTTCTACTGCAGCATTTTTTACAATGCTACCAGTAATACCATCAGTATACTGAACACCACCTTGAGAACCTTTCATACCAAAAAGCATTGCTCTTTCGATATCAATTTTGTGCTCTCTTAGCTTTAAGTTCCAGATTCTTGCCCATTCATCAGCATATCCTCGATAAATTGTAGCAAGAGCAGTATTACTCATTTCACAAGCTGTTTTAAAGATTTGAGTATATCCAAATCCATCATCAAGCTTTTGTGAAAATACATCTGGTGCTCCTGTACCTTCACCAAATCCAGTACCAATAACAGTCAATAAAGCATTATCATCAGCAACTAGTGTAGAGCCATCACTTGACTCAATAGTTTTTACTGATAATGTTGAGCTAGATGAACCATGAGTAACAGATTCAATTCGTACAGTTGCCTGAGCAAGCTCATCTGCACTTGATTCTCCAGATGCTCCATGTCTTATGCTCAAAACCATTCCCTTGATTAAGTAGTCAATAGACGATGGGGCTGATGCTCCATCATCAACAGATATTGATGTAAGTCCTCCTGGAGCAGCTATTGTTGCACCTGCAGCCATTTGAAAACTTCTGTCAGTCATCGCAATTTGTGTTCTATCTTCCAAGTATCTGAATTGCGAATCAGATGTTGGGACCTTTGCGACCTGCGATAAGTATACAAAAAATGGAGATTCTTCTGGTGACAGTTCTGCGACCCTGTCGCTGAAATCGTACAGTCGTCTGGTGGTCATATTTACGCCATCAACGACATTCTTCCCAGGAGTTATTCCACTTATTGCATTTACAGGCCCTTGATTATAATTAGGCATTGTTTTTCTCCTTAGTTATTTTATTTATAATACATTCTTTCGGCTTCCAGAAGCAGCAATTGCATCCCACATTCCATCTTTTTCTGATTTGACTTGAGGCTGTTCACCTTGAAGTATTCCTCCAGGTGTTGGTGTAGCCTGTGTCTGTCTAACATTATCAAGTGGATTAGGATTTGGATTCACTGTTCCTTGGCCATCGTTCATCACAGCACGCCACATTTTGATTGCACCTTCAACGCCATACTCTCCAGGATTCTTAGCAGCAAAGTTCATAAATGAATCAACTTCTTGTGGAGTCAAGCCTTGTTGTGCTAAATTAGTTTTTAGCTGTTGTACTCCTTGTTGTTTCACAACTCCTGCCATCCTTTCTTGTACTGCGGTACTAATGCTATCCTGCAGTTCTTGCTGTCTGAACTTATACGATTTAGATTTCGGGTCATTATAGGCTTCCCATGGGTCAAACTCATCTTTCTCTAATTCAATACGTTGCGGTCCTACGGGTTGACCTGTACCACCTTGAACCATTGCAGTTATAGTGCTTGCAATATCTGGTCGTTGTTGTAGCAGATTTCCAATTGCTTCATATTTTTTAAGATTTTGATTTTCACTTGCAAGTTTATCCTTTTCTGACTGGAAGTATTTAGCTTGTTCTTCCCAGTTCCCATTAGAACTCTCACCAGTTGCTTGCCCTTCATCTTGCCCTACATTATCAACGGGTTGACCTTCCTGTGGAAGATTCTCGTTTTCATATGCGTCTGTCATTACTTCTTCTCCTTTTGCGATTTCTCTTGTCGTAATTGAGATTGACTACCTAATCGTAATTTCTCTGACTCAAGTTTGACCGCATCTTTTAGTCTACCAATAGAGAGCTTATCTTCGGCCTTTCTAGTTGAAGAGTCCTTACTAAGCTCTGCTTTGAATTTTTCTACTTCAGTACGCTTACGTGCCTGTATTGATTCTCTATGTGCAGTTTGTAAGTCTCCTGAAACTTTCTTGATTTGATTTTGTGCACCAGCTAATGCTTGCTGCAATTGTTGTATTTGGTCTGACCTTGACAATACACCCTCCTTATCAAATATATCTGTTTTCTTAAGAGCTTCAACTTTATCAATAAGACCCATTTGATATGCTTGCATATATATTTCCCACTCACCCCACTTATTAGATGGCATAGTAGAATTACCAATTATACGTATATCATATTGTCCTACAGATACGTCATTATCTATAGACATAAGCTCTTTTGTTTTATCATCATATAATCTTTTATTTACTGTAAATTCATTTATATCATTGTTAGGTTGTGCAATTCTAAATGTCTTTTGAAAATTGTAATGAGACTTAGATAAATTATATACAACTCTACCAATACGTTTTAGAGAACCCTCAATGTCTCTTAATTTTGATTTAGACCTTCTTTGTCCAAAATCTTCCATCATCATTGTTGCTGAAGATGTTCTAGGTGCTACCTCCGCATTACCTTGCATCATTTCAAAAATACCCATATTTAAATCAATATATTTTTCAATCAATCCAGGCAGCTGCATTATTGATGATGATAATGGCTGTGGTGATGGAAAATGCGGTTCCCCAAAAGATGCATCATATTCGAGGGTGGCATTCGGGTTTGCCCAATCTCTTTCTAGTTCTTCAATATCTTGAACACTTCCCTGAGGTATAAGAAGCTTTAATCCTGAGCTAGCTTGTGCATGAGATGTAATAAGGGATACAACCTTATTGAGGAACCTTTGAAAATCTTTATTTTTTCTGACATCACTCATTGGATATGGAGTGTTAGTCCATATGTTTGGTACTGGGACAACAGGGTATATATCTGTATCTAATACTAAATCAGATAATACTATTTGCCCTAAAACTAATAATTGTCTGATTCTTGTTTGTTGTACTTCAACAAAATCAATAAAACCTTTATCTAATGCATTTATAAACTCTGCATCTTGTTGCAATTGTTCAAACTGTTCTTGAGATACTATTCTTTCTTGATTTACACGTTTATCCAATAATCTATAATACGGCACACGTGTCTTAGTATAGTACTCCATAAGTCTATATTTCTCTGATGAATTTTTGTAATCATAATCTTTAACCACATCAGGCGTAAATGAATCCATGGTGCGTCTATTTTGATGGCTTGGATAATCTTCGTCACTTTCAGTCTCAATATAATCAATTAACATTTTATCACTGTCTTCTTCATAAGGTTGTGCAAGTTGTGGATATGCATCCAATAATTGCATTTTACTCATGATATGAGATACCATAATTCCAGAAGCATCATCAAAATACATATGTCTTGCATTAGGGTCTACATACACTTTAAAAGGATTAAGATGTTTAAACTTTATTTCACCTCTACCATAGTCTGCTTCTTTATCTATGTAAGCATAAAAATATCCAAGACCTGTAACTGCATAATCATGCACAGCTTGTTTAAACTGCTCATTACCATCAGAGTTATCCCAAACGTATTCAAGAATTACTTTCCATACGTTAGCAAGTTTATTATCAGAGTCTTCTCTAGCTACAGCTGCAAACTTTGGTGGCTTTGATGTTATAATTGCTTTGAATTGTTCAATAGCAGAATACAGTCTATCCATAGGTACTGCTGATTGATTTCTGGATGCAAGTTCTTCTGCTTCTGCTTCACTAAAATGATTTCCAAGATAGAAATCTATATCTTCACGAGCAGCTGTATCCCAGTCTTCTCTTGCATTTGACCAGCGGTCATAAAGTTCCTTAACCTCTTTGGCCCTATAATCTTCCTTAATCATAGTATATAATATAAGAATAATTTATGTTTATAAACAAATCGCTCATATTCTTCTCCCTGTCATCCAATCATACATCTTTCTAGGTTTAATCCAAGACCCATCACGTTGCATTTCTTTTTTTGCTACACCTGCCTTTGAATTACCTTTAGCAAATTGTGTTGCAAGATAGAATGCATCAATAATATCATCATGAGAACCTTTTGGAAAATCAATTAATTCATCAATAAATTCATGATGTTGTTTTTTGAGATGTACAGCACCTGCTTTAAACATTGGCTGCAATCCTTCAAATAGTCTATCTTTCTTTTTAGAATTGTAGTTCTTAATACCTTTTTCTATACCAGGCAAAAACAATCCTTCAGACTTACTACGTTTCAT